TCATGCTGTATTTTTCCTTTCTTTTCCGTTAGTTGCGATACTGGAGCTTCGACCTTGTGTCACTGGCGTGTCAAAGACCGCGTCGGTCACGGTCATGTCGTCAAGAGCGTGGGCATAAGTCCGCAGCACTGTTGCCGCGTCTTTCCAGCCGCCTGCCTTGGCAATTGTCTTCACGTCTATGCCCTTGCGCATCATGGTCGTAGCGAAGCCATGACGACAGCAATGCGGGGTCAGTGCAGCGATGCCCGCCCGCGCCGCGACATTGTTCCAGACCTTCGAGACGCTGCCCCGGCCCGCATATCCGAACACCAGTTCTTCAAGGTTCCGATTGCTGGGGATGTTGGCCAGAGCCGCGACGATAGGGGGCGGCAAATGGGCTTCGCGGGTGTGTCCAGTCTTGGTCTGCCGGATCTCTGCGGTGTTCTTGAGTAGATCAACGTCCGCCCAGACCAGCGCCGTAGCTTCACCCACGCGGGCACCCGTGCCGAACATAAACAAGCACAAGGCCGCAAGATGCACCAAGTCTTCTTCGGTCGCTTGTTCTGCGAAGGCGTTGACCCATTCCAAATCCGCCGGGGTCTTGGTCTTCGCGTCCACCCGGAACCGCTTTGCCTTGATCGGGCTGCACCAGCCAAGTTCGGCGCAATAGTTGATTGCCGCAATGGTCGGGGCAATCGCCTGCCGGTTTCGGGTCGCGCCTGTTGCCTTCGGGTAAATGGCCTTGGCCGCACGCATCACCAATTCCGGTGTAACGCTTGCCACCAAGGTGTCGCCCCAATAGTCGTTCAGCTTGCCAACGAAGCGGTCAGGGCGGTCTGCATCAAGATAGGCAATGAATGCTTGCGCCATTGTCAACCTCGCCCCCGGTCCATCGACACTACCGTTCCAGACGCTTTCTTCGATCTTTGATGCGAATCTCTGCGCTTTCGTCTTGTCAGCCGTTCCCGTAGTGCCTCTGAGTCGCCTTCCGGCAACTGTGCCCCGGTAGTGCCAGACTTCCCCGCGCTTGTGGAGTTTGAGCGGCATGGCTTCGTTGCCTCCATGAAGATTTCAACGTCTTCTGCGAGCATGATGACCTTTGCACCAATCTTGCGATAGCATCCGAGTTCCCGCACCTTGTCCTTCACCCGGCGCGGCGACGCGCCTAGCATTTTCGCCAGATCGCTCGGCGTGGTGGTTTCTGGGATGATTGTGGGACGCTCACTCATTAGTCAGCGTCCTCCACAGGCCAACCATCCTCGCCAATTTGCATCGGTTGGGATGGCTTCATTTCCCCGCGCTCGACAAGATTGCGGTACCAAGGGTCTACATAAAGATCGATAATGCGAAAGATCATATAGCCACCATCCAGAACGCTATATGAAAAATTAAAGTTTCCAGATACTTCACCCTTGTGCCACTTCACAGAGGTCGGACCGCCGTCCTTGTTCATTCCCTGAAAAACTAACCGGGATGAACCATAGGTTAGATCGAAGTCACTAAGCTCTGGGACTTCGGCTATGGCTTTCAGCATTGTCTTGCGTACAGCGTCAGCGACGGGCTGCGCATATTTATAAGTGCGTCCATCGCGAGTAATCTCAAAGAACACCCGTAGCATAACCGCCGACGCTAACGAATAAAGGCGAGGTGCAGTCTTGGCTTCGCCAGACTTCTCGAAGGGAACGTGACCACGATCTGAAATAGTGTTCAGAAGTTTCTTGATTTTGGGATCTGTTGCATCCCCAACGGCAGCCAATTCACACACCTCAACCGGCGTCATCCAAAAGCGTTGAGCCTCTGAAACAGTCAGTTCAGGTGTGTAATTCGAAATAATCATAACTACCTTTACCACGGCATCGTAAGCAGTGCAATGCTATTACTACGGTGTGGTAAGGCGGGCTTGTATGACTGGATATTGTGCGTGAAGTTCCTTCACACCTCACCCCTTCCCCTTGTATTCCAGCCCCGCCACGATCTCGCGCGCCATGTCCGCCGCCATGTCCAGCACGGCACCGCCGCCAACGTGGTCAAGGCGTCCAGCACCCGCGACTTGTTCCCCGTCCATAGCCAGCGACAGGACACGCAACAGGCTTTCTAGTTTGCTGGCACGGTCAAGCGCCGCCACGACATGATCCGGGGCACTCATGCTCTTGCCTCCATCAGTGCTTCCATGTCGCGGGCAATGTCCTCTGCCAGCCCTTCCGCCGCGAACACAACAGCCGCCGCGCCGTTGCTTGTGCGCCGGTCGTGCGGGTCGAAGTCGGACAGAACCGCCATCAATCCGCTGAGGTAAAGTGCCTTTGAGTGCAGGTCGGAAATGTCAGGCAAGCCGGTATCGGTCGCGCAGGCGCGTTTCTTAGCCATTGTCGTGATCCTCGTTTGGGGTTATCAATGATTTACGTTGATAAATCTCGGCAGGCGTGCCGTCAATGAAAAACGTTGATAAATGACACCAGCACAATCCCGCGCGGCCCGTGGCCTTGTCTCTATGACGCAAACCGACTTGGCCAAAGCTGCCGATCTAGGGCAATCAACGGTCATTGATTTTGAGCGGGAAAGACGCATTGTGTCGGATGCTGCAATCGCCGCCATCCGCGCCGCCCTCGAAGCCGCCGGGGTGGAATTCATCCCGGAAAACGGAGGCGGCGCGGGTGTCAGGCTAAAGAAATAGGCCAGCCCCGGTAATCAACCGTGCTGGCCCTGCACCGCGCCGGAGAAAGGAGGCCAGCCGTGCCTTGTCGGGGTTTGCCCACTCTCCGACTAACGGGGTTGCTTTGGCGCATTGTCGCCAAGGCGCAGCCTGCCTTATTCTTTCCAGTCGACCAGCTTAAGCGCCTGAGCCGGATCAACGCCCGCCTCTTTCGCCATTGCCAGCGCCTGAATGACGCCCGCCATAGCCCGCGCCCGCCCGCCTGCATCGAAGGCTTGCAGCGGTCGCATCACGTCCAGCTTGACCGCCGCTCCCAGCTTGTCCGCGCATTCCTCGGCCATCGCTTCGGCCAAAGGCTGCAAAGCCCATTGCGCCAAGTGTCTTTGCGCTTCGCGTACCATCGGCCCAGTTGTTGCGGGTGACGCCAGCCCCGGCAGGACGCCAAAGGCCATCAGAACGCCAGAGCGCGCCGCCTGTAGCGTCTCAGCGGGCAAGACCTTCTCAATATCAGGCGAGACAGAGGACGCTTTCCAATCGGTCTGAGGGGCAGGCCCGCCCGCCGCCGTCACATTGACGCTTTCACGAATCTGCACCTTGCCGCGATAGCCTCGGAACGCCCGCGCGATTGCGCCCATGTCGGTTTCCGGGCTTTCAGGGAACGGCACCACGCTAGAGCCAATCGGCCCGTCTCGGTAAACGTCGCTCAATGCCGTCTCGACGTGATGCAACAGGCCCGCCGTCAGGCCGGATCTGCGCAGAGGCGATTGCCCGACATAGGGCAAATTCACATCGGCCCCGGTGCGGAAGTGTAGCACCTCAGCCGCAAGGACCGTGCGTGTCGTGCCGCCGCCCGCGTCCGGTATGCCGACACGGTACGCGGTCGGCTTGGAAAAGCGGGTTGTCATGTCCCAGTCGGAACAGGGCAAAAGCCCGGTTTCCTCGATCACAAACACAGCCTCGCCCCGCAGCGCCAGAGCGCGGCCAGCAAGTGCCAGGGCGCGCTTGGTCAATAAGTCGGTGCCGTCCACATCCGCGACACTCAGGCCGCTTTCCCAGAGGCTCACACAGCTTTGCACGGTGCTGGTCAGTTCGGCCAAGCCGCTTGTCCCGGCGATATAGTCAGACCGTGCCGCCATGATTTGCGCGGTGTAGTTGGTGCCGCTGGATCGGGTTTCGGTGTCGGTTTTTCTCTTGAACCATCCAAACATGGTCAGGCCCTCCGAAGTGCGCGAAGAAGATCCGTCGCGCCGCAAAGTTGCATGGCCTTGGCGGTCCAGCCCCGGGGAATGCCGTCTTCCCCCCCGACAAAGGCGGTTTCGTTTTTGAAGCTATCGTTGATGCCGCGCGTGTATTCATGCATCCGCTTGAACGCCTCCTGCACCGCAGCAGGCACATCCCCACCGCCCACGGTTGCCGTGATCCGGTAAGGCCCATCGCCCGCAAGGCAATAACCATACGGCCCTTCCGCAAGGGTAAGTTCGGACCATTCGCCCATTTCCCACACCTCGGCCCCGGTCACGGTTGCCGGTGTCAGAGGTGGCGTCCAATCGCCCGCGCCTTCCACAATCCAGACCACCGCGCGCGGGGTGTAGCGGTGCGCAATGTATGCCTCAATCCGCTGCCAAATCTGGTCAGCACTGACAGGCGCGTCTTGCACTTCGTCGATGTAGCCCAGCCGGTTAAATGGCGTCACGTCGGGATATTCCGCCGGGATCGCCTCGGTTTGTTTAATCGTTTCAGCCATTGTCAGGTCCTCCAACGGTTCAAGACCGCAGAAATTTTGCAAGGTTCGGGCGCATGGGGCGGTGTCCAGTTCCGTGCCTCGATCTGCGCCGCCGGATAGGCGGGTTTGGTCACTGCGCTGATTTCGATCAGATCGGCGGACCGCACGACGCGCATTAGCCCCTCACCATCGCGCTTGACGTAATCGCCGCCTTGAGGAACCCGAAAGCCGGGGGAGATACCGCCGACAAGGCCCGCGCCAAGTGTTCCAAGAAAGTCTTGAACGTAGCCGACAGCGCGCATTTCCGGGGCAAGTGTTGCCTCAAATGTCAAAGCCTCGTCCGTGTCCTCAAGGATCAAGGAGCCCGCGCCGCGTGAGGCCAGCGGCTTCTGCATGTCGTGATGCACAAGCAAGTGAATGTCGCCACCATCGGCAACCGATGCACCGAATGCCCGTGCCTCAAATACCTCCCGCCGCCGTTCCGCCATAGTGGTCGGGCGGGCATAGGGAAAACGGCCTGACAGACGGGTTTCCCCGCCTGCCAAGGTGCGGACTTCAAGCCCGCCGCTATGACCGCCCCAAAGCATTAGGCGCCCTCGTCCACAGCGGTTTCAAGACCAGCCAGAATTTGAAGCTGTGCAGGGCGTGCAACCGTCAAGTCCATCGTGGCCAGAGCCGTGATGCGCAGGCCGCCGGATTGTGCATCGCTGTATGGATCGCGGATCACGTCCACCGCGCCCCATGCTCCGACAAAGATAGGCGCAACACCGCCCGCATTGGTGGTCATCAACGCGGTGCTTGCCAGCGTGTCCCCGGTCGGTGCTGCAAGCCCGTTGGTGGTCATGGCGATGTTGCCAGCCGGGATGTTTTTCAGCATCCGGTCCCATTCGGAAACCGCCGTGTTGGTGATCAGATCGCCGTCCATATAGGACCAGATTTCAGGACGGATCATCAGCTTCACAGCCGCCGGGGAACCCGCCGCATTGCCGGTCATGAAGCGAACAACAGCAGCGCGGAACGTTGCCCAATCTGCCAGCTCGTCAATGTCCGTTTCGGTGATGCCGTAGGTTGCCGGGGTTGTCAGGATGCCCAAAGGCTGACCGCTTGCACCAGAGCCAAGAAACACCGCTTGATCCATTGCCGCGCCCATTGCGCCCGCCATGTCACGCCGCACCGCTTGTTCCAGCGCAGACCCGCTTTGTTTGAGCGTCTTGCGCGTGATCCGCATCTGAATGCCCAGATTGTGGTCTGGTGACATGGCCTTGTCAGTTGTGGCGTAGGTGGTCGGCCCCGCGACATTGCCGGTCTCCGATGTTGCCCAGCCTGCCGACACGCTCGAAGTCGTCACCGGCCATTCAACAGCGCCGCTATCGATGTTGATCATTTGCGCGCCCATGCGGGATGCCACGCTATCGGGAAACAGACGGTCGATGATCGGCATGGTGCGGATCGGGTCAGGGGTGCCGCTGGCCACGGTTTCACCGGCCCGCGTTTCCAGCGCCTGCCACGGAACCGGGATGCCTCGATACCCGCCCGCACTGCGCAGTTCGGAGACGATTTCTGCCGTCTTCCCATCAATTGCGCGGCCTTCATCCAAGGCAAGCGCCACCTGACGCATCTCAAAGCCCGCCATCAGATCGGCCCATTCCTGCCCGGAACGGGTTTCCAGTTCGGCCCCGGCTTCGCGGCGTTCTTCGTCCTCGGCAATCAAGGCCGCGCGGTAGCGGGTTTCATTGGTCCGAAACTCCACATCCAGAGCCTCGATATTGCGCACCTCGTCCTCTGACGGGGTTTCTTTGCCGACAAGGCCCGCAAGGGTCTGGCGGATTTCCGACTGACGCCGGGTGATCTTCACAGAATCAAGCATCTGATTTCCTTTTTTGCTCGATAGGGTTTCGGCCCGTTTCACGGACCAGTTTCTTCCACGCCTCGCTGGCGGGATTGGGCTGGCCCATGCCAACCTCAATTCTTGTCTTGCGGGCATGACAGCGCCCGCAAAGGCATTGGAGATTGTCCAGCGCGTAGGACAATTCCGGGTGCGTTCTGACAGGCTGGATATGATCCACCTCTAGCCGCCGCCGTTCGCCGCACTGGACGCATTGCCAGCCGTCACGGTCCAGCGCCTGCATCCGCAGAGCCTTCCAGCGCGGCCCGCGCGTGATGCGCCGGGAATGTCGCTTGTGTTCTTTCAGCCCCATGCCACACGCCCCCCGCCGCCTTTGGGCGCGCTGGTCATGCGCACGCCTTGCGCCACCGCCAAGACGGTTGCCGCCGCCGGGTCGATCCGGCCCGTCGATCTGGACTTTGCCAGCTTGTGATTGCCCGCCGGGTCAACCAGCGTGATTGCATCCGCGAATGCAGAGCGCAGCAGCAGCGACGGCACGGTCTGGATCTTCTGTTCAAACAGCGCCCGCCGGAACCGCTCCACATCTTCGCTGCCGTCTTTCCATCCAAACCCGCGCCAGATGAACGGCACCCGGTCTAGGCCAGCATCGCGCAGCGCCTCCAGAAACTCGGCATGGCGGAACCTGTCACCGACGATTGCCGCCGGGGTTTGCCCGTCCAGCAGCGCCACCACATCGGCCATGAACCGGCCCACGGGAACGGTCGTTTCGCCCATCGTCACCAGTTCGCGCCGGTCGTGCATTTCGGAATAGCGCCCAGAGACGCCATCAGCCGCGCCACGATCCGCAAGGCCGGGTTTGCAGGGGAAGGCCCCCACCGCCTCAAGACGGCCCGTCTCAGGCCAGTACAGCGCCGCCGCAGACATTGAACGGGAACCGCCCAGATCAACGCCCAGCACCACCGGCCCGTCACGGTCGGGCAGGTCGTCGGGTGACACCTCAGCCCCTAGCCATTCGTCAACCGTGACCAGCACAGACCGATCATCAGAGGCGACACGCTCATTGCGATTGAGGTTGCGGAAGCTGGACAGCGCAGAGCCGCCGCGCGCAATCGCCCGCCGCGCTTGTGCCACCAACCATTCAGGGGTTGCGCCGATGCCCTCCACCGCGCCGGGGTTTGCCACCAGCAGGCTTTCCAGATCGTCAGGCGGCAAGCCCGGTTCCGGTCGGTGTTCCTGCACATAGGTTCCGGGGGGCGGTTCATCCATCCACCGGGAAAAGGTGTTCACATCATCCGGGGCAGACGTTGAGATAATCAGCGCCCGCCCGTCACGCTTGCCCAAACCGGACAAGATCGCGTTTTCGAGATTGTCGCCTTTGTCCCGTTCCCACGCGGCCCGCTCATCAAGGATTGCTAGCGTCGGAGCGCCGCCCAGAATAGACTTGCCATCCGCCGCAATGACACGCGCCAGCCCGCCGCCGTTCTCTGCCGTCTCAACCTCTAGCTTGGAGCCACGCCGGATCGTGAATTGCTCTTGCTCATCTTCGGGCAGGCCCTCGATAAACCCGACAAGGAAGCCAAAGGCCGTCTTGGCTTGGTCCCTGTTGCGCGCCGCAAAGATGATTTCCCGCTTGGGCTGAGGGGCAATCTCACCCACCAGATGCCCAAGAGCGATGCCTGCAGATAGCGCCGTCTTGGCATTGCCGCGACCGATCGACAGTAGCCCAACAGCCACGCCCTTGGCAAAGGCCCCGCGCACAAAGTCTTTCTGATAGCTGGCCAGCTTCAACCGCTTGCCCGCCGTTCTGCCCTCGGGAACGATCAGCCGGGGAAGGAACCGCAGCGCCGCCGCCGCCTCTTTCGATGCCCTAGCCATGAGCATTCCCCCCGGATTTTTTCGGGAGAGAGAAAAGAAGACTCACACCCCCGGTCTCACCCCCACTCAGAAGGCCGACTATTGGAACCATTCCGCACTGTCGTGCGGGCGCGTGCGCGCCGTCATCGATCGTCAAGTGAACGTCATGCGACGGCATGACCGCCGCAAGGCGGAAAGCCCAAGCAACCGATCTATTCTTGGCTAGGTCAGCGTTACCAACGTTACCCCCCTTTAGGGGGTGGTAACGCCGGTAACGGTTGCATGACCGCGTTACAGCATGTGGAAAGTAACGCTTGGTAACGGTGGTAACGGTCATTCCTCGCACCTCCACGCATGGCCATCGGAGATACGCACAACGGACTTGTCTTGCAGGGCAGTCTTGACCGCGAAGAATGCTTTTCGCTTGGCGCTATCGCTTTCACCGCTGGACAGCGAATGCCGGTCGCAATACTCGCGCCAGTGCTCCAGCGTGACGCACTGGCGATTGTCAGGGAACATGTCGCCGTGCTTCTTTTCCCCGTGGTGCGCAATCGCATCCTCGAAGGCTTGCATGGCGATCTTCTGCTGCCCGCTCAGGCGCGGGGTTTTCTTCACTGGCTCGGCAGGCTCGACCACGGCAGACGTAACTTTGTCTCCGTCCTCATCATGTCCGATGAACACGCTGCGCAGGGTATAGGCGAACACCTTGTCAGCGGGCATGTCCCGTTGCTTGCGCGCCTCGGCCATCACAACAGCCCCTGAGCGGGTCAGTTCGATTTCGGTATCAACCGCCCCTCGCAAGCTACCACTGCCCCTTGCGCCCTTGGTAGTGTCCTTGCCGCTGTGGTGGATGACCATTACATGCGCGCCCGTCCGTTCCCGGATCAGGTCAACATTGCGGACAAACTGGCCCATGTCCTTTGCGGTGTTTTCGTCGCCTTCACCCATCGCCCGCGCCAGCGTGTCAATCACGACAAGCGCCGTAGGGGATTTGCTTTCCTCGATAGCACTGGCAATCGCCTCGCCATCAGTTGCGCCGTGCAGGTCAATGGAAGTCGGCCACGGGACAAAATCGCCATCGCCTTCGATCCGCTCGAAAATGTCCGGGCGTTCCTGGCGCATTGCACAGATGCGATTGACGAAGCCGGAACCGCCTTCCAGCGCCAGATAATAGACCTTTCCCGGCAAAGGTTGATCGTCCATGCCCGCGACCCTGACGCCATGCCACGGCAAGCGCGCCGCAACATGGAAAGCCAAGTCCATTGCAAAGAACGTCTTGCCCACGTTGCTTTCGCCGTAGACGACAGACGACGCGCCGCGATCCAGCCAGTTCTTGACCAGATAGCGCCCGGTCAGCTTTGGCTTGACAGCGCGAAGCGTTAGCATATCGCCGGACAAAGCATCCGCGCGGGACGCTTTGCCGGGATAGATCACGCCACCCATCGGGCGAAGCTGCATCAGGTCTTTTGAACTATGCGGCGTCGCGTCTTCGCGCGACCATCCATCGGCGGCAAAGTGCTTTTGGCCCTTGCGATCAACGTAGACGATCACGCCGTCTAGTTTGTGGATCCTGCTATATACACGCGCGCCGGGGCTAAGTTCGGGAGGCTCATCCGGCGGGCACCCTCCGTCAACCCATTCGTCAAAATTGCCATCCATCACGCCGCCGCCTCCGATTGCTCGAAGCCAAGCGCCGCATCAGCGGTCATCCCGGCGGTTTCAACGTCCAGTGACTTGAGCGACATAAAGGCCAGTGCGGCGCGTTCTTCGACCGTCAGACGGGACATGAGAACCGGGACAAGGCCCCACCATGCGTCTTGCGTCCCCAAGGTCAGGACGTAGCCAAGCAT